AATACCCGAATGCCTGGGTGTTCATGCGGCACAGCACGATTGGTTTGAATTAGAAGATCCTAACTTTATATTAGATCACAGTATTCTAATTACTCGCTTTTGTTATCGTGGTGCCGCAGAAGCACAACTAAGGGGCTGGTCAGGGCAGTTTGCTCAATTAAAGAAGTTTCTAATGCTACGTCCAAAATGGGGCGTGGACTTTGCACTAGAATACAGTCAAGGTGATGATTACATTGAAGTCTTGCATATTGAGCAGGATTTTGATAGTTACCGAGCGGCTGAAATTGCCCGTGAAAAATTAGAAACGCAATTAATCAACACAGACTGGGCAGACTTTGTTAAAAGTTTATTAGCTAATCGTGATAAATGGGAGCCACTGCAAGGCATGGCTCGTAACGATTGGAAAGCACGTTACTGGGGCTTGGATAAAGCAGAGCACACACTAAAAGCATTTTAACTAAATACTCTATTAGATGTAGATCGAACATCGCGCATAATGGAATATTAAAATGAAAATATTTGAAGTAGCAGGCGAAGGTAAGTTACACGGCTTAACAGTAATGAGTCTTGACGCTTTTGTCAAAAAAGAAGATGATGTAGAAGAAAGTCAAATTGATGAAATAGACCGTAGAGGATTTTTGCGAGGCTTAGGTGCGGCAGCATTAGGTGCTACAGCATTAGGAGCCGCCGGCAATGCATTCGCTGGAGCAAATGATCCAGGCTATGTAAAGAAAGTTCAATTAAAGCATTTTGAAATGGCTGAAAAAAATCCTCGATATGCCAATGAACATCAAGCATTACAGCTACCATTTGCCAGAGGCATGTCAGGCGACTCTGCAGAAATAAACAAGCAGTGGGCAATAAAAACTGCTCAACTATTACAAAAACATGGCGTTAAAGTAAATGAGGGTGTAGCGGAAAGTGACCCGAGCGGATTAATGCATGCCGCCAAAAATTACAATAAATCATTTTTAATCACAGCTGAATTAGCCGAAGGCGGTAAAAAGACATTCCGTGTACAAGCTCAAAGCGAACGTGTTGCCCGTGAGAAGTTTGCTCAACACTATAACCAAGCTACAATTATCAGTGTTAAAGAAGAAGGCATTGCAGAAGCACCCGGAGACTTTGGCTTAGGTGCCAATTATCGTGCTGTGCCAGATGACGAAATGCAAGACTTGTTGGGTCGTAGTAAAAACAAAACAAAGACCAAGCGTGACAAGTTTGATTACCCTTATATTCACGGCAGCAACATCGAAGTCAAAGATGAAGCCGGCAAGACATTTGACACAGATAAGTTACGTGCGGCAATTATGACTCGTCCAGAAAGAATTCTAGGACAAAACGCCAAAATGCAACACAGTGAAACAGGTACAGAAGCCATATTTGACATTGGCTTGCCTGCACTAAAGGGTCTGGCTGTAAATGAAAAGACCGGAGAGTTTGTTGTAGTAGATACATGCCCAGGAGCAGGCGCTTGTCAAACCTACTGCTACGCAATGAAGGGTAGCTATGTGATGTTCAAAGCAGTCTCAATGGGTCTAGCTCGTATGCTTAACTTCTTGTTAAACGATCCTGCTGGCTTTGCTGACAAGCTGAACAGTGAAATTGCGGCGGCTCGTAGCAAGTATGCCAAGAAAGGTGCCAAGATTGTTGTACGCTGGCACGATGCAGGAGACTTCTTTAGTCCTGAATACATGGACATGGCCTACGGTGTTGCTGAAGCCAATCCAGACGTGGGCTTTTATGCCTACACTAAAATGGGTGATGTGGCCAATGCCAAGCGTCCCAAGAACTTTAATATGAATTTCTCTCAAGGTGCTAAAACTGGGCAAGAAAAGAAAGTTAATATTACTAGAACTAAACATTCAAAGGTAGTTCCCAAAGACATGTTCTTTGATTTAATTGCACGTAAGGGAAATGAATTAATTAAAGATGCCAAAGGCCGTATGCAATTTGCGTCGCCGGAGAATTTAGAGAAATTTAAAACCCAAATGGCACAAAAGTATGCCATTGATAAGAACAGTATTTTAACATACGATCAAATGATGAAGATTCCTGTAGGCGCAGAACCCAAATGGAACGTTATTGTCATGCCAGGCGATGGCGATAACAGCGCCAACCGCAATGACGTAATTGGCAGTTACTTACTATTCCATTGATTATAAGACTATAAATTATGAAAATTAAAGATTTACAAGAAGCACCAGAATTAAGTCGCCGAGGCTTCTTAAGAGGAATAGGAACGGCTGCTGTAGCAGGTGCTGTTCCTGGGCTAGCAATGGCCAAAAAAGTTGATCGTGACGCAATTGCTAAACAGATACAAAATATTTTTGTTAAAAATTTAAAACTAACCAAAATTCCGCAACCAACGTCGGATGGGAAATATAAATTTGTTTTTAACGACCAAGGCAATCTTCTTAAAAAAGAACAAATTGAATCTTGCGGCGATGAACAACTTGACATTGCTATTTTGAATAGTGCTACCAATATCCCATTATCGCTTGTTAGCGAATGGGGGAATGAATCACAAAAGGTTGCTATATCATTTGGAGTCAGTAACGGTTGGTATAAGCAAGGTATCATGCAGCCATCAAAAGATGCACAAGCAACGTCTGATAAAGAATCAAATGACGATGGAAATGTAATTGGTAAAATTAAAAAGTCAATTGATATATTTCTTAAAGGTAGGCCTAACTCAGTGATCAATGAAATTAACTTTGTGTCTTATGATAATGTTGAGTTGATATATGCATTTGGTGACTTTGGTGAGAATGATTTTTTTGCTGGTGTATCTCCAACAGGTTTAGAATTAAAAGGATTGTTAAGTGGAGTTGGTCCTTTAAGGAATTTGTCCACTAAGTGGGCTCCTCTATTTGGTTCTACTACTACGCGAAACATATTTTTGTCAAGCCTTGATTCGAAAAAAAATGTAACACAAGAAAAATTCTTTGTCGATCCAAATACAAAAAAATTAAGTAAGACTGAAACGGTGTCTACAAACTTATCTAAATTTTCTATTAAAGGACTTAGATTCGGAATGACAAAGGAACAGGTTAAAAATATTAAAAATAAAAACGGGATTGGGGCTGGTGTCCTGAGTGCGATCAGCGCAGTTGCTGGTACTGGTACTGAGGCTGTAGATTTTGGGTCATTATTAAATGTAAGAAGCCAACCTGATCCTACTAGTAAAGAATTTGGCGCTGAGATGGCATACGCTGGAATGCCAGGATGGCTACAATATAAAGACAATAAGCTTGTTGCGATAGTATTGATAAACAAGTCTGATGTCATTAGCGAATTGTGTCAACGTCTAATGGAAGTATTCCCGGGAGGCGAATCTGCTAGCCAATCTTGGCAAAATAGAATGGGAAATACATTTCCTAATAAAATTTATAAATGGGCAGAGGTTGATGGTGCGTCAATACTTGCTAAGGTAAGAGATTCAAAAGTCAATGAAGGAAGCATTACATTTGCTGATACCAATGAAATCAAATCCAATTCCAATTTGGCCAATTTAGAAAAAGAAAAACAAAATTCTAAAAAAGACTTTTAAAATGACAGATTACGTTAAAGGCAATATTGAATATCATCCTGCTTTAAAAGCAGGTGTATGGGACGAAAATAAACAACTGGTCCCTGAAATAAATCTACGCTTATTAGAAATAGCTCAGGCCTTTATTGGTTACCTGGATATAGACAACTTCAAAGTCATTGACGTTATTTTAACTGGCTCAATGGCCAACTACAATTACACACGTTATTCAGACTTTGACCTACATGTTGTAACAGACTATGCTGACCTAGAAGCTGATGACATTGTCGAAGCATTTTATCGTGCTAAAAAAGAAATATGGAACAACCAGCATGACATTAAGATTCGAGGTCACGAAGTTGAACTGTATGTAGAAGATGAAAAGGTACCACCAACAGCCGGTGGTATGTACAGTTTAATTCGCAGTAAATGGGTTAAACAACCCGAGCATAATGAACCCGCAATTGATGAACGCTCTGTTAATGCCAAGAGTAAAGACTTAATTCGTCAAATTGATCGTGCTATTAAAAGTAAAAGCATAGAGGATATCGAGAGATTAAAAGATAAAATTAGAATACTACGCCGCAGTGGCTTGGCCAGTGTAGGTGAATTTGGTGTAGAGAATTTGGCATTTAAAATTATTCGTAACTTGGGTTATTTGGATCGACTCAATGATGCATACTTGGAATATCAAGACCGTGCCATGAGTTTAGAAAGCCGTTACAGTCCAATACAAATTGCCATTATGGAAGGCGGGCATAGTTTAGAATTAAACGAAGGCACACTCAGTATTGATGTTCCTAACGAAGACTGGCTACAAGACAAAATTGACTATGCTCGAAGCAAAGGCCGCAACAGCTACGGTGTCCCTTACATGGGCAGTACCACAGCTCATGTACGTGGAACACCACCCAGAGTGCGTGTCTTGAGATTGGCCAGTTTACCAGGCATGCGTAACGAACAAACAAATGTGCGTAAGGATGACTTAAAGTGGTTAATGGACTACATGGATACTCACAAGAAGTTGCCGCCAATGGGTAGCAATCCTGACGAGGAATACTTGCCCTATATCATGGTTGCTTACAATGGTGAAGCCTGGGTAAACGAAGGCAATCACCGTATCATGGCCGCGTATAGATTAAACTGGCCAGATATGCCTGTGGAAATTCGTTACTTTGATGGCGGTGAGCGAGTCAAATCTGGCCCAATGTATCCGGGCAAAATTGGCCTGGGTGAAGTTGATGTACCTGAATCTGTTGCGGAAGTATTTGAACCAGGTAAACAAAACTGGAAGTGGCGTCGGCAAAGCAGTGATGAGGCTTTTGCAAGTTTCTTGGTGGCTGACAGAGAGTATCAATGGCATGCATTTTCCAGTGAAGCCAATCCTGCCAAATGGGAAATTCAATTTCGCCTGATGAGAGCACCAACTGATCCTGATGGATTGGATTTATTTGGTCAAACAGGTACAGGTAATTCAGCACAAGTGTTAAGCACAGCAGTTGACATTACACGAGCATTCTTACAAACGTATGGACTTGATAAAGTAGAAGAAATCACA